TTGATCTCCTGTTTTATAGACTTCTTCCAACTGGTGGAAGACCGGTGTCAGATTGAAAAAACCATCAAAGGCTCTTTCGATTTCTGCAATTGGGTTGTGTGTGTATTTAGTTAGTTTCATAGTAAAATTATTTATTACACAATACGTGATTTAGTAATTAATCATCAAAGAGCTTAATCACTTCTGGCTCTTCAGCGGGTGTTTCTTGAATAGGTGGTTGTGGATTATTAATATTTTCATATTGTGAAATAATCCTATCGTCAAGCTCAACATCAGATGTACTAACAGCCGTCTTATAAAACGTCCAGTTATTCTTATCCTTATCTTTTAGGAACTCCATAAAGATATATGGGAACGATTGAACTTGCAATTGACCGGAATTTGGATCTGGCTGCACATGAATAATTACAGGGTTAAAAAGTGTAATTGTCTTTGTGTCTTCCTTAACAACGGAGCCTACAACTGTTCGTCCGATATGATCGATAATTGTTTTAATTGGTTTTTTGTCTGCCATAATATTATATTAAATTAAACTTTGTAATAGTCCACTACTTTTTTTGATATCTTAGTGTATTTGCTACTTCTATAGCTTCTTCAAGAACTTTTGTCGTTGTACCTTGCTTTCCTGATTTTTGTAATGCTTCTCTCATAATAACAATAGATCTTCTAATTTTTTCAATTTCTGGAGAGTTAATAGTTCCGGAACCATTATCTGCACCAGTAATAACATCCTTGAAAATTGCTAATGTTTCTAAAATACCAGCAATTTTACCCCTCTTCCACGCAGGATGCGCGTTATGGGTATTATCGTCTTCCGGTCTATCTAAATATCCTCCTGGTTGTACTGCCATAATAATCTTATTTACTGAACAAGTCAAAAAGTTCTACTGTAACATTCTCAGCCGGTTTACGAATATTCCAACCCACACAATCATAGAATCGCTGTATGCCTTGAAATAAGATTTTTTCAAACATTTTATCATAATCAATCTTGAAAGTCTCTTTAAACTCAGAAGGGTAGTCGTACTTAAACCCAATACTATCTAACCCATACTTATTCGGTTTTTCCACATACATATAACGAACCTTATCACCTGAACCTAGTGATTCATACTTATTACCGGTATTAAGTTTATCTAAGAGCAAGTTATAAAAATAAGCCGACTTAACATGTATAGGCATACTCTTAACAGTTGTAAATTCATTACAGTTAACAGCATACTTTTCATAGCCCTTTACTCCCATAACAAACGCAAGCTCTTCGGGGGATAGACCTTTAAATATATCATACGTGTCATTAAGTATTTTATTAGTTTCAGTCAAAGACTGCGTACTTAACATAGTCTCAATAATTTTTTTAGCGTATGGCTTAATAGCATTAGGCATAGTGGTTCGAACTACCTCAACACCAGTATACTTAAATTTATTTTCCTTGATACCTTCATCATCTAGGATGTGCATAACGTATCTCTTCTTCTGCAAAAAGACCCCTACATCAGCAATACACTCTCGCTTAAATACGAACCTGTTATCTTTCGACAGTAAGGATTTTTTAGCCCAATCTTGTACCCCTCTATTTAAATAGTCCTCAATCTCTTGAATCTTATCATGCGTGTCTTGATGTACATCGTCTCCATCAAGAAAGTTTAAGCCCTTGCTAACAAGAGGAGTAATAGAAACATATGACGAATCCGTATCATTGTAAACAATACATTCTTCAAGTTCTTTATCAGAGATATCCGGAACTTCTTGTTTAATAAATTCCTTGATAAGCTCATTTGAATATTTAATAACAGCTTGCCCGGTAAGCGTGACAGAAGATGCAATATCATCATCACCAATAGGAGCATTCTTATTACCCATATATCCATAGCACGAGTTAATAAGAATCTTAATAACCATTTGCGAAGTGTTTAGTCTTTCAACTTCATACTTTGCATCTGTATACTCTGCAGAGTCTTTCTTGAGTTTTTTAAGCTTAGTTTTAGCTTTGAATAATTCTTTCTTAATCTTTACACGTTGATTGTAATAGTGCTCAAGAAACTCAGGTATAATACCTTTTTTCTTTTGGGTAAAAAGGAACCCGGCTTTAGATAGCGCACACTCTTCGTCTTTTAGGAACTTTACAAAAGCAGGCTTATCTAGTTCAAACACTTTACCAGTCACATGTTGTATAATAACTTTATCGTCGGTAGTTTTTTCAACTCTACCTACTTTAGTTTCAGGAGATGTATTCAGAGATATCATCACGTTCGGATATAGAGAATTAGCATCAAACGACACAACATGATTCTTAAAACCTTGCTTAGGCTCAGCAACATACGCACCGGGATTCTTACCGGTATCAGCATTACGTAAAAATGTAGCAATTACCTCGCCTCTCTGTCGCGCTCTAATACAAAGCGCGCCGTTAATAACTTGAATAGTTCCCATCGCACCTTCTAGAGTTGTCAGTCCAACATAAGATAGCTTGCGTAATAAAGGAACATATTGAAGTTTTTCTTCTAGTCTTACTAAAAGGTTAACGTCTTGAATGTTGTAGTCAATAAACGTATCCCAGTCTTCATCAGATAAAGTTGCAAGGTTTGTATCACCGTAATCAATCTTTCGTTGACCAAGCTCAATTTCACCAATTGCATCTAATTTATAAGACTCTCGAAGCTTTAAACAAAATCGTCTATATACATCTAAGTAATCCAAACAAGCAATACCATCGATGTAGTATCTTTTAAGATCTCTACCAAACTTACCCTTTACCCCTCTATAATGTACTCTACCTAGCGGAGAAAGTCTATCAACGTAATCTTGACCTAGTATACGTTCGATTCGATTAATAATATAAGGAATATCAAAGAACTCGGAGTTCCAACCACTCAAAATATCCGGATAATCACTTTCAAGATATTCAATAAACCGTATAAACATTTCACGCTCATCTCTACAATGAACATAGTTTAAATTATCAGCGCCTTTACCATTATAAGGTTTGATACCAAACGTATGAAACTTTTTACTAAAGTTATCATAACAGGTTATAACGTTTACTACATGAGTTGGATCTTCTGGATCGGGGAACGAGTCTGGGGAATATGTCTCGATATCAAGTAAGCACGTCTTAAGCGGGTTGGTACTAAATTCTGGTTCTTCGTTTTGCTGCCAGTACAGATCAAGCAAGAATTGCTGAGCAGGTGGCATGTTCTCAAACACACGTTTTATATTTGAATCACGAACAAATCTAGAACGATCAAAACTAGTATTAAACTTACGCTTTGATACCTTAGTACCGTAAATAGACGTTTTATCACCCGCAGCGTTTTCAACATAAAGATAAGGCTCAAAAGAGCATTCGTGCATTACACGCTTACCATCTTTATCCCAAGTAAATAAATTTACGCAACGGTTTCTACCGTTATAAACAACATTACGATATGACATCTACTACTATTATAGTAGTATAGTTCCTAATTCCACTGTCTAAGATTCTGTCTCTCAGAGCTACCAAATGGAGTGTTTAAGGCTTCTAAATGTGCCCCAATATTTTCATCTAACTCAAGAATTCGTTGCTCACCGATTCTTCTTAGTTTATGAACATTCTGAAAGTATTTATTTTTCTTCTTGTAATTTAAAATACGATCTATTTTTGCTTCAAACTCTTCAACAGAGCTAAATTTAAGATGTTCAGGAGCATTGCTATATGTTTCCATATCTTGACACAAGCAAGGGATTCCTAATATACACCCTTCTATATACTTAATATCAGATTTAGCTCTATTAAAGTCATTAACTTGGAGCGGGGCTACCATTAATTGTGCTCTCAGGCTATTAATAAAATATGGATATCTTAGCAAATTCTGCCAATTATGAAATTCAATTTTTTGTTGTTGTACTAAATCAGCTAATTGTGGGGGAAACGCCCCTACAAAAACCCACTGGTATTTATCAACAGTTTTTCTTATAAAGTCTCGTACTCCAGACAGATCGTCCTTACCACCCGTCTTATTGTCTACATCATAATGAGCTCCAGACCCTGTGTATAATATACGAGGCTTTCTTTTGTTTTGTTCATAATTTTTTTCTATCGTTCTTGGGTTAAAAAGCTGACCCATCCATCCATTAGGTATAAAGTTTGGAATAACGGTAATATTTTGCTGACCGGTTTTTTCTTGATACAGCCTCTTCATAAAGTCACATGTCACTGTTACTTCATCAACTAAATTAATAATTTCGATACAATTTTGTCGAATTTCTTCTTTATCGAACGCAAACTTAAACTTATTATAATCAGGAATAACCTCCCTAAATACAACATCATCTACTTCATACATTATTTTAAACCCATGTTCCTGCTGTATTTGTTTTAAAAATTTAATAAATTCTAATTGTGAAGAAGATGCTTGACGTTGTAGTTTTACTGTCTTAACGCCTGTATACCATCTCGGATCTGCTACCATAGCAGTTGTAGACTGTGACATACCATCCCCTCTAGCATTAATTACAGCTTCCGGCCAAAGAATTCTCCAGTGGCCACATCCTGAATAATCTGCTAAGTAATTTACATATCGCGGTAAATGTTGTTCGTGAGGTTCAGGATCATTTCCTATAGTTACACTTGGCATTTGTGCTGGTATTCCTACAGAACCACCTTGTGGCGGTGCTACTGGTGGAGCTTGCGGCAAAGCCATTGGCTGTGGGTATGGTGACGGAGCTATCATCTTATTTATATAGTTTAAAGTTCCATATAATCTAGTCTACGAGTTATACCGTTTTCCTTTTCAAGGTATATAACGTCGCCTGTAACAGCTTTAATAGATTCTTTGCGATGAGATATTACTATAGAACACTCATCTAATTCCTCAACTCTATCTTGTAAAATACGTGTAATGAGCTCAATGCCCTTTTCATCAAATGATGAATCAAAAAGTTCATCGTAAATTGCAATATTATACTGTACACCACCTTGCAACCGTCTTATATCAGAAAACGTAAACAAGCATGCTAAGTCAATTGACTTACGCTCAGCACCGGAAAAGTTAAAATACGAGCAAACTTTATTTTTTTCATTAAGAATTTCTTCTTCGAAATACTCATTAAAGATACAAATAGAATTAGAATCTAGTCGTTTAAGATAGTGAAGTAATTTACTATTTAAGAGTTCCAATAACTTATTTACAATGTAAGATTTAACACCTTCCTCTGATACGACATACTTAACGATGTCGAGCTTAGCCAATTCTTCTCTATGACCTTTTACTTTTTTAGCTAACTTATTAACACGCTTCTTTGTTTCAACAATTAACCGGTCAAAATCAGTATCTGTGGACTCGATAGCTTCAAGATCAGCTTTTAGTTCTTCTTGCCACTTATCTAGCTGCTCTATTCGTTGTTCGATATTTTTTTTATTTTGCTCTTGTAGTTTCGCTTCAGATATTTTATTTTGACACTGACTTATAGCTTTTAAAAACCTATCTTTTTTAATTCTTAGTTCCTTTAACCCTTCAGAATAATTCTTAATATCTTCCACAGCCTCGTGAATCATTTCTTTAAGCTTTTCTTTCTCCTTAACTATAAGATCGGTATCATGTTCTTCCATAGCCCGGAGACATACTGGACACTTTTCTTCATCTGTACCCATCTTCTTATAATTATCCTTTCTTGTGGCTGCTAAAGCTTTATTACGAGCAACGGCTTCTAAATTTGTTTCAATTCTTATATCTTGATCTTGAGCAGCTTCCTCTAAAGCAGATATTTGTTTTTTTATCTTATCTACATTCGCTTCTTCGACTTCATTAAGTTCGTTTTCAAGCTTTTCTTTTTCTCGGGTATTATCTTTTTGACGACCGAGATATTTTTCCCTCTTTTCTTTTCTTGTTTGTAAGATTCGCTGCTTTTGGTCTTCATAATTTTTATACGCCTTTTCAATTTCCTCTAATTTTGTTAACTGCGTATCATGCTCTTTTGATATCTCATTATACTCAGTACGTAATGCTGTTAGCATTGTACTAAAAATTTCCATTCCAAAAATATCCTCAATAAACTTTCGTTTTTCAATTTTATTTTTAGCCATAAAAGGAACAGCATTGTTTACTGTCATAATAACACAGTTTTGGAAAATTGAAGGCGAGGCACTCAATACACGATTAATGTATGCAGTGGTATTTTTGATACTATCTCTAGTTCGATCAACACCGTCTTTAAAAATAAGAACTTTAGAAGGCGACAATGTACGTATTATTTTGTAATTGTTCTTACCTCTTGGAGAGTCGAGCTCAAAATCTAATTCAACATGCGTTTTACCGTTTGTAAGATTATTAGGTATAAGATCTTTTTTGAGTTCGCGTAATGTTTCACCAAATATAGCAAAATATAAGGCATCAGCTACCGTACTTTTACCGATAGCGTTCCTTCGATCAGGTTTATCCTTATTCTTACCTGTAATTACATGAAGACCTTTACTAAACTCTATTGTAACTGGCTCTTCTCCTACAGATAAAAAATTTACTATACTAAGCTTTTTAAAGTTTACTTTTTTCATATAAGCCGAGAGTATATTTTATTATCTCTTTTTTGTTCTTAATTTCAAGGAGATTTACGAACTCTTCTATAGCTTGAGGTATGTCAATCCCGGAGAGATCTTCTTTATTATCTGTATCATCAATTAATCGATTAAAATTTATATCATAGTCAACAGTTAGAACCTCAGGTTTAAGTAACGTTAGTTTTTTAAGTAAAATATCCATATCTGCCTGTGATATATTCATATCAACTTTAAGTCTAGCTATATTACCAGCAAAGTCATCTATGACGCTCTTAGTTATGCTACCTTCTCTTACTAATTCACTAAGAGATACCTTTCTATATGTAGGAGATATATTATTGGATGTAAATTCATACTCTAATGTATCAAAATCAAGAATATAATAACCTTTCTCATTACCTGCATCACCAAAATCCATCTGAAACGGGTTCCCTACATATAATATAGTACCTTTACCAAACTTCTTTTCATGTCTTGTATGGAAATGGCCGGAAATTACTAACGGACTTTTATTTAGTAAATCTTTAACCTTTAGACCCTCTTCACAGACCTTGTAAGAGTTCATTTTAAAAGTTTCTATCTCAAAATGGCCGAAGATAACATCACTTTTAGGTATGTCTTTTACTTTTGTATTCCAGGGGCAAAAGGTAATAGTACGATCAAAAGCCTCAATCGTATCAAATGTATCTAAAATTGTAACATTTTGTCTTTTCTTAAAAATAGACAACGAATTAACATCAGTTCTATGCTTATAGTAGATATCATGGTTACCTGTAATCGCTATAATATTAAAGTCACATAATATATCCAAGATATCTGCAGATACTTGCAGAGTATTAACTGATATCTCACTCCTATTGTGGTGCCAATCACCACAGAAGATTATATCTTTGATATTTTTTCGTTTACACTCTTCCTTAAACCAGTGTGCCCATTCTACGGCGTAATTATGCCAGTCTGTACTGTTAGTATGGACTCCTAGATGAAGATCTGAAAAAATAGCAACTCTAGGTTTACTAATCTTCAAAAGAATTTTCCTCGTCTGGTGGTTTTACGTACACGTGCCCGTGTGTGTTATCCGGATTAGACATATAATCTTCATACACGTGTTCTCTATACTTTGTAACAGCTTCATGATGTTTCTTTTCCTTCTTTATTCTATTAATAAAGGCATGATATGCAATAGTTGTAAAATATGAGAAAGGATTCGTAGCCTTTTCAAAGTTAAACTTTTTGTGTTTTAGTGCTGAATACATTTTAATGAGTGCATCTCCAATCATATCATCTTTATACGTATAATTGATAAAAGACGCGTTATAGCTTAAACCATATGCTATCTTTTTAATGTTTTCAGCCAAATCATCTGTAAGGATATCTGTATCATAGTACTTTTGTAACGATTCTTTAAAGACCTTTGGCTCTATATAATATGGTTTCTTTTCTTTTTTCGGTTTTTTCTCTTTTCCGGCCATTTCCTTACAATTATAAGATATTATTATTATTTTTCAACAATGTTAGTTTCACTATACTTTATCTTCTCGATATCGTAAATTTCTTTACGTTTTTCACAGTGTCTTATACCGTATCTCAATCTATCACAAAGGTCAAATATAATTAACTTAGATTTTAGGTTGTGCTTTCTCAAACCACGGCCAATTGATTGGACTGTACGTACAAACGACTTACCACCAGAGGCAAAAATAATATTATGTATGTTCTTGATATTAACCCCGGTGGAAAAAATAGAACTCATTGCTACACATATAACGTCATTATCTTTCTCCATTATCCTCTTTATATCCTCACGTGTTTCTACTTCAACTTCACCTCTAATAAAGTAAATTTGCTTATCTTTACATTGAGTAAGGTATTCGGATAGATTTACCCCGTGAGAGATATGATTAACAAGTATTAGGGTGTTATTCTCGAGTTTAGAGCATAGTTTAGTAATAAAATCATTTCTAAAATGACTCTCATATATGTAATCTAACTCTTCTCTGTAATAATTATCACTATTATATGGCGGTGGTATACGATAATCTAAATTTAAGATCTTAACGTTAACATTAGCGAGATAATCTTCTATTCTAAGCTCATAACTTGTCTTTTCGTATATAACAGGTCCTAATTTACCTATAATTGACCACTTATCTAAGTTGTTCTCCGGGAGAGTACCAGTAAAGCCATACTTATTTGGTGTTCTTATTCTAGATACTATCTTACTAATCTTATTAGACGACTTTATCTTATGACACTCATCAACTATAAGTAGATCAATGTGCTTTAACCAGTCATTTTGTTCAAACCTACTTTGAACAATGCCTATATTACAAATAATAACGTTTGCGGTTAAGTCTGGCTTAATTTTACCCGTCCATTTGGTTATTTTAAAGGTAGTACCACAGTTTAAGAACTCATCATACGTTTGAGTAACGAGTCCTAAGTCTGGAACTAACACTACACACTTAAATGTATCTCTATCCTTACTATCTCTAAAGTAATTTTCAATTAAAGCTGCTGTTGTAAAGGTTTTACCAGCTCCAGTACCTAAAACACAGGTACCAGTACCAAGCTTAAGGGCTTTTTTGATAACATCCTCTTGATATTCCCGTAAATCAAATGCAAAGTCTTTATAAAGCTCTATATCTTTACCAACTTTTAATACTTTTTGTAGTTTATCGGTAGTTTCTGTATCTTCTTTACCTAAAAACTTCTTAATCTCCCAATATAAACCTATTTCACACGCGCCGGCCGTAGTAATAGCGTATTTTCTTTGTGGAGCATATCGACCATACCTTCTACCGAACCGAGCAGCATCATTTATAATACTAAAATGATGTCTTATACGATTAAACAGGTCCAAATCTTCTGTTTTTAGTAACAGCTTACGCGTAGACGGGTTGTAATCAAAAGTTAGCATTAATATTGCTCCATTTTATTCATATCGATAACATTTTTGATCTCCCAATGCATATTACTAAGAATTTTTTCAACCTTCTCAAGATATTCTATAATAGTATCTTGCTCTTTTATGTTATCGTTAAGTTTTGCAACAGATTCATACCTTTCAGCAGCTGATTCTGCTGAAGCTTGATTGATACGTACGGGAGAATCAGCAATTACCTTCTTAACTAAGTCCTTTTTAAGCTTACTCTTCTGAGCAATCAGTTTATTGCGTTGAATCTTTGCTTCTACAAGTCTACCAACCCAAAAATGCTTACGAGCTGGGAGTCTTTGCTGTTGTTGTTTGAGGTTGAGATCGTTTAGTACAAGGTCTTCACCAATTTCTTGCATATACTTTTTTAGCAATTCCACTATATTATTATAAATATAAGTATAATGGAATCAAGTGGCAAATTTGAACGATTATTTTTTAAACTAATAAAAGAAGACATGTCTGCAGGGGCCGGCGGTGCATTTGGTGACGGTCCTTCAACACATAATGTGTATAGTCCGCCAAATGATATTAGTTCTGGTGATACTTATGCTCCAGGTGATGCTAGATTACCTAAGGCTCTTGGAGCAGTCCAAACACGCAAAGGTACTGCAGGTAAGAAGAAAAAAAAGAAAAAGAAAGAAGAAAATGAAGAGGGGGTTCCGGAGGAAGTAAATAAAAAGAGTGAGTGATTTAGGACATTGGGAGGGGGTACTTGAGGAAGGTACAAACTTACCTTACGGTTTCATTTATAAGATAACAAATCTTACTAATGATATGAAGTATATTGGTAAGAAGCAGTGTAGGTCCGTTAGAAAGCGCCCACCTTTAAAGGGAAAGAAGAATAAACGCCGGTATGAAATTGAAACTGACTGGAAAACATACACATCTTCATCAAATCAGCTTAATGACCATATAAGAGTGCTTGGAAAGGGTAATTTTAAGTTCGAAATCCTTAGATGGTGTGATTCCAAGTGGGAGTTGAGTTATCACGAAACTAAACTACAATTTGAAGAGGAAGTATTGCTAAGAGATGACTACTACAATGGAATTATCAACGTCAGAATCGGAAGGCGTAAATGATACTGTACGTGGTTTTGAATTTATTAACCTGAACAAGTGTTTAGATAAGTCTTTTAACGAATATCTCCTTTATATTACCGAGAACGAGCTAAAATTGACTCGAAAGGAGAAGAATAAGCTTGGTATACACTTTATAATTAAAGAACTAATCCATGTCTGTTCAAAAACTGGAAATAAAAAGTGGTTTTATTACAGAACTGACGGTAATACTATTGAACATACACTAGTTAAGCGTATCTTTAATGCACTACCTACTAACATTACTTACAGTAAAGAGTGTTTTGATACATTTTTAGAGGAACGAGACTATATGTCATTTAATAAGAAGGATACATCAGCTGTTTCTTTCTATAAATTTAGACTCTTCCTTCGAAGATACGAATTACAGCAAATTGAAGCGGAGTTTCTATCTAATATAAATATAAAACTCTCACTACTTCCATAAATATATACATGAGTAAATTTCTAAGACTGGTAGAAGAGAATCGACCGGGTGAAGATAAGTATACCGTGGAGTTGAGAGATGTTAACGGTGAAATAGTTGATGCTTTTGATATATTTGGTGTAGGTAGCCCGTTTGAAATTTTTGATAGCTTTAAACGAGAATATGCCCCTGAAATCCCCTCAGAAGATGCAGAAATTAAATCCGGTCCAAAGAAGTATGATATCGATAAGGAGGTTAGTAATTTGGCTGGTAAGGGTTATATGCAGTTTTCTCCATCTGGCATTAAGAATACCATGGCCGCAAAAAAGGCTATAAAGGAAAGAGAGAAATTAGCGGTTGATGCAATTGATGTATTTAAAAAGAAAAGCGGGGAGTTGAAAACGGCTATACAAGGTGCTGCAGCCGCGGAATAAACCATATAATAAATCATGAAAAAGACACTACAATTATTTGAACAATATAAAAGGCTTTATTCAGAGCAGGATGAGGTAGAAGAAGTCGATGTTGATGTTGATGTCGAAGCTGATGCTACTGATGCAGAGGATATTCCACCGGAGCCTACTGGTATTTCACCTGAAGGTGAGGTATATGTCGCTGATCTGTTAACTAATGCCTTTATATATGCACCAGCTATGCAAGATATTAACATTGCTGCACAGGTGAATAAAGAATTTGGTAGAACGCAACCTAGAAAGGTCATTGAGACGATTGAAAGATTGATCGAATTTTCAAATGAAGAGGTTGAACAAGAGCTTGAAGACTTAGACGCGCAATAACATGCAGTGGTCATTAGAAGATATCTATAAAAAGCAGGTACGTGGTAAGATTCCACCGCGTAGACACCTTCGTGTGTTGGGTGAACGGGTATTCGGCATGGATGACCCTCAAGCGCGAAGGCCTCCTATGGGTGAATATGGTGTTAGTGAGCAAGATTTTACGATATTTGGTAAGACTATTCGAGATGAGAATGATGTTAGGGAGCTTAATCTAAGGAAGGAAATTGAAGATGCGGTAATCGAAGCTTTAAAGAAAAAATCTAATGTAGATATTGAAGCGGCTTTACGAAGAGTTGAAAAAGGTGTAGGTTATATTACGGGTACACACGCTGGACCTGTAATGAGTGAAGACGCGATCGCAGCAGTAAAAAAATTAGCAGAAGCCTCCGGATTTGGAGCGGATATGACAGCAAATTGGTTGACGAGAGCTGTACTACCCGATTATAATGTAAATGATGAGAAGTTGGAAAAGTTAGGTGACGAAAAAAGAGGTTTAACGGTGTTAACTGACGCCTTACCAGCAGACCCACCAATAGGTAGAATTAATTTACATGATATTGTATTACCTCAGTTAGATTTTGTTGAAGAAGAGGAGCGGGTTAGTTTATATAATGAAGTTTTTGCTAAATCCTTTGAAGAGGGTAAGGTAGGTGTTGGAGATGGTGAATTGTGTTTGAGTTTATTTACTGAAGCTTATAAAGGCACAGTAGGTGATTTACAAATTCCAGATGGACGAAACATAGAGGTAAAGGTTGGTATGGGTAGAATTATAAGTGCACGGGGAGGAAAGTTTGCAGCTGATGCTAAGGAGTTGACTAGGTTATCAACAGAAAAAAAACTCACAGTTAAAAAACTTAGAGACGCAACATTTAACACTCCAATAATTAATAAAGCTCTAGAGTATACTGATATTGTAGAGCAGTTTGTAAGTAAGGCCGATGCTCTTACTCCCTATATGCGTATCCAGCAATTAGGCGGTTTAATGCTTTATCACTACGGAAGATACGGTGATCCAGATTCTGAGGATAAATCAGAACGAGAAAAGAAAGGTTTTGATATTCTTCTCGCCGTATTTCAAAAAGGATATGGACCAACAAAAGCTTATGATAATAAGCCAAGAATGGAAGAGGGTACTTATAAGTTAGCTACATATGTAAATGTACAGAATTATAGTAGTATATTTAACTCAATTCAGGAAGAGTTAATACAGTTCGGGCCAGGTGGTGATGGAGTATATATTAATTACCCGGGCAGCAATCAATCTGCTAAATTTAAAGATAAATGGAGGAAGATGTTATAAAATGAAAAACTTTAAACTATATTTTGAGCATTATTTAGAGCTCCTTGAAGAAGGTAAAGCTAATACACACCTTA